TATATAACTAACGTAAGGGCAGTTGCGGTATGAGTATTACGATTACACCTGTTGGCACAGGTACGGTTCCCGGTGATGGCACGGGTGATGGCGCTAAAACCGCATTTGATAAGGTCAACGCCAATGAAGCCGCTATTGTGGCCGGTGCTGTACATGTTGATGGTACTACGCCTTTGACGGCTGAGTGGGATGTCGGTGGTGAGGGGTTTGCCGATGTCAGTCATATTCACGGCAGTACCGGGCTGACGTTACGGGACAACACCATTGCGGGTAGCACGTCAGCATATTTGGTTCTGGCTGGTGGCGAGGTTGATTTACAGATAGGCGGCACAAGTAAACTGGAGGTCAAAACAACCACGGTTACCGCCGGTGCAGACTTTATAGTTGATGGCGATTACGTTGTCGGTATAGGTACAGACACACCCGCAGCAAGACTACATGCGGTTGCGTCTGGTTCCTTGACGTTTGTAGCGCAGCGCTCTGGTGGTAATGCCAACATACGGATGCGTAGATCAAATGGCACTGCCGTTGCACCGACACAAACAGTTGACGGTGATGTGCTTGGCAATCTCAATTTTGCAGGGTACACGGATTCCGATTGGAGTGGTGGTGGAGCCGCAGTTAAAGGAATTGCCCGTGAATCATTTCTAGACTCAGCAAGAGGTACAGATTTAACCTTGTCCACCACGCCAATAGGCAGCGTGACGCTTGCTGAGAGAGTGCGGGTAGATAATGCGGGCAATGTTGGCATAGGTACTGATACCCCGGCCAGCACGCTTCATGTAAACGGTGGCATTACTCATAAAGTAACAACCGTAAACGCCGCTACTTATGACCTACTGGTAACTGATTATATTCTACATGTAACTTACACGGTTACAGGTGCGGTTACTTCGTTAACATTGAAGACCGCACAAGCTGTAGAGGGCCGTACAATCGTTATTAAGGACGCGGGCGGCAACGCAGGAATTAATAACATAACGATTGATACCGAGGGGGCAGAAACTATTGACGGTGCGGCAACGGCAGTGATCAATACTAATTACTCGGCTATCAATATTTACTGCGATGGCACAAACTGGAGCGTATTTTAATGGCTTACACCTCACAGTCGGATTACGGTCTTGAAATTTCAAGGGGCAATGTCACAGGCATCACAACCATGTCAGCTATGGGCGAATTTGAATCTGGCAATATTGATGCGGCGGGTGAGGATGTTTGCAGATGGGAGGATGTTTCCGGCCCTGCCAGGCTGCCAACCCCCGCGGCTATTGGCGAGCAAATGACCGTGATTTCAGATGACAATGCCGACAATGGTGCGACTGCAACGGGCGTGTTGACGGTACGGCTGCATTACCTTGACGCAAGTGGTGTGGAGCAAACTGAAGATGTAATTCTGAATGGAACAACCGGGGTTAATACTGCCGCTACTGACATTCGGTTTATCAACGATATGTATGTACTCACAGTAGGCAGCAACGGTGTCGCAGAAGGGAATATTACTGTTTACAAACAAGGCGGGTCTATCGGCAATGATCTGTACAACCTTATTGCATTGGGGGGAAACAAATCACTGGTCCCTCATCGCATGGTTCCATTTGGTAAGACGCTTTACTTGCAATCCTGGCACGCCACCGAGGCGCAGGGAAAAAGATCAGCCTTCAGGATCCGGTCTACCGACATGTACGGCGTATTGATTCCGGGTGTCTTCTGTTTTAAGGATGTAGCGTATGTGAATAAAGCGGCGACCGGCGATTTGCCGCTGCACGGGACACCAGTGCCAGCGCTGTCGATCATCAAGGTTAGTCACTGGGATGACGCTGCCGGTGCTGAAGGGTCATGCGGTTGGTGGGGTTATTTAGTTGATGACTAATGTTTTCAATTAACCTTGATTTCTACACGCCATAATGTTGCCTCCCTGGACGGCTGATGCCGATCATTTCACGGTAGACGATGATCAATACCATACCGCTGATGGTTGGCACAGACACAGGGGCGGAGGCGGTGATGGCGTAAAACGTCATGAGCAATATGTATGCAGGGCCGATGACATGCTGGTGATGGAAATTATTAAGGTGTTTCTGGATAAAATATGACCGCATTGTTATCTAAACTTGGTGCAGCCCTGGCTCAGGTTCAAAACCCGAATTTACAGGACATGGGGTCTATGCGGCACCCTGTAACGGCACAGGGATGGTCAGACTATAGTAAGGGCTTGCCGGCAGGCGTTGCGGGTATTCCCGGAGATCTGGCGGGCCTTATAGGTGCTTTAATGCAGGCTAAACAGGGTAAGCCGATACAGTCGATTGATTTTAATTCACCTTATGGCACGGACGCGCTCGGAAAGGCAATGGGCGCTAATGTTGAATCACCGCAATTTATGCTTGGTTCAATTGGCTTGCCAGGGCTTGAGGATATGCTCAGACCGGCAGCGGCGGGTGCAGCCATAACGGGTGGCATTGCTGCTTTTAATAAACTTGCGGGCTTGAAGCAGGGTGATAACGCCGATGAACTTATCGGCGCTTTAATGGCACGTAATGCACCGGGTGCTGATGTGGCGATGACGGGTTATCACGGTACACCGCACAAGTTACCACCAGAACCCGGTCATCCACTTGGGCGGTTTAGGTCTGACAAGATAGGCACAGGCGAGGGCGCACAGGCTTATGGACATGGGTTGTACTTTGCTGAGTCGCCGGGGGTTGCTAAGACGTACCGGAAACAACACGATGCTGTTACAACGGCAAGGTCAGCAATGATTCGGAACGGCGAGAACGTAGACAAGGCATTAGACGAAACGCGCGGACTGTTAAAGCAGTATGAGGACGGAACAAGTCCACCGGGAGGACTACCCCCTGACCGTCAGGCTAGTCTTGTTGCGATACAAAAGGAAAAGATTGCGGAACTTGAGCATTTCAAGAAAACCGGCAAATGGAAGAAAGGCCACCTCTACGAAGTAGACATACCTGACGAGCAGATAGACAAAATGCTTGACTGGGATGCGCCGCTGAGTGAGCAGCCGGAAATAGTCAAGAAATTGGATAATGCTTTGATTATCTATCCGTATGATGCAAAGACAGGCGAAGACGTTTACCAAGCAATAGCAAAAAACAATCATCCTATGGGCGGTAGAAATACTCCGGAAGCGTCCAACCTTCTGAACGAAGCAGGCATCCCCGGCATCAAGTATCTTGACGGCACAAGCCGCAGCGCAGGCGAAGGAACCCGCAATTTCGTGGTATTCGATGAGGATACGGTTAAGGTGCTAAAGCGCGATGGTGAGGACGTTTTGCCCCTGGATGAAGCAAGCCGGATGGCACGGGCGCGGGATATGGGGTGGGATAAGGATATGTATCATGGTACGGATTCATGGAATGACTTTACAGAATTTGACAACAGGCGACTTGGAACGGCAACAGAACATCCGCAAGGGCGACTTGGTCATTTTGTTGCGCCTGATCCAGAGTTGGCAGGGCGGTTTGGTCATGGCGATGGTAAACGCATTTTGCCGCTAAAGATAGCGGGCAATTATTATGATATGACTCTTGATGACTTTTATAAAATTAACCGTCAAACAAGTGATCAAGAAATTTGGAGAATTAAACGCAGTATAGAAGATCAAGGATTTGATGGCATACGCCTTGTGGAAGCAAGCAAGGGGAGCGATGTTGATAAATATGACTTTGATATTGAACTTGGGACACATATTGTTTTTGACCCCAAAAACATACGCAGTCGGTTTGCTAAATTCGACCCGGCTAAGAAAGACAGCGCAAATCTGATGGCAGGAGCGGCAGGCGGTGGACTTGTTGCAGCATTAATGGCACAGCAACAACAATGAGCAAGGGATCGAAACAACGCCCTAAGCAGATTTCAGCAAAGGAGTTTGCCTTAAATTGGGATAGGATTTTTGGGGCAAAAAAGGAACGGACAAGCCACAAGACTGCACCGCGCAAAAGCTAGGCTTCTCGCGAATTAATTTACCGCACAACCGGCAGCGAACTGGATATTTAACATCGGTTTTCATTGTCCTATTTGTAGCTTGTGGATAACTCTATTAACTTGTATTAAACCATGTACTTGCGGACATAGCAAATGTTGGTCAGTAACAGCAACCTACGTCCATATCTTGAAAGCAAGCTAAACATACCGTTTTCAGATAACGCCATATTCCTTGGGCGCTTACGGGATGATGGATCCATTTGGGGCGTGGTCGGCTTTGATAATTTCAGTGAGTATGACTGTGAGATGTTCATGGCTGGTGAACCAGGGTGGATCAGTAAGGCTTTTATGAAGGCTTCATTTGCTTATCCGTTTAAGCAGATGGGGTTAGTAAGGGTATCGGGGCGTGTGGATGCCCTGGATACAAAGACGCTGGATATAAACAGGCGGTTAGGTTTCAAAGTTGAGGGGCGATTGCGAAACGCGCTTGGCGACAGAGACATTATTGTAATTGGCATGATCAAAACAGAATGCAGGTGGATATAGATGGGTAAAAAAAGCACCCCGAAAGTACCAGAACAGTATGATCTTCAGGAATTGCTGAAGTACAACACTGACTTAAACAGGTTCAATTCATACAACCCGTTCGGCTCTCAAACGTGGAGCGAAGACCCGTCCGGGCAATGGTCGATGACCCAAAGCATTAATCCTGAAATGCAGGAGATGCTTGACAGTCAGATGGATTTTGTCAAACAGGGGCCAACACGCAGGGATACACCGCAGCCTATGCAGGATATGTATCAGACGTTGATGGATAAACGTGCTGAGAAGATCGGCACAACACCGGGATACAGTCCTGATGTACCACCATCGAGCTCTCCCATTCCACCGCCACGGGAATCAATGATGCCCGGTCAGGGGGCCGGAACGGGTGAGGATGCTGTTAGAGAAACGGGTTTTGTTATGCCGGGACATTCAACGCCGGATGACCCGGGTTGGCGTGATCGGATGGCAGATGCGCTTGGTAGTTTGAATAGCGGTCAATATGGTCAGAACGGATATGGGATTGGTAGCGCAATGGCGGCGGCGGCACCGGGGATTAAAAAACTGATGGATCGGAGAGGGTAATGGCTGCGTATCAAAACAAAATGATGAACAAGCCTAATACGGGAATGGTTGATCAGCCTACCACCATGCCGGTGCAGCCAACAGGTGGCACGACATGGAACCCAACGCGAAACCCTGGATACGGAAGCGGGGAGGGGGACAGAGAACGGTATTTGAGGACATTGCAGGATGTTCCGGACCCAGGTGCTGGGCCCCCTGTAAGCATGAACGCAACCGGCAACCCGACATGGGGCGGACCCGGTCAGGCACCACAACCCACAAACATGCCTGCTGTAAACATGCCCGCAAAAGACAACCCGACACTGGGTGGACCGGGAACAGCACCACAACCGGTTAACATGCCCACAGTACAACCTGCACCACAGCCGAATTATTCAGGCCGTGGTCGTGGCGGTTATAACGGTCAATCCAGTATTGGTGGTGTCAGCGCGGTTAATCCACAGGCAAGCCAGATGGATTACGACAGCTTATCACCGTTTATTGATTCTGCTTATAACCAGGCCATGACGCGGTTAAATCCGCAGTTAGAGCAACAGTCTAATGCCTTTGACCAAAGCATGATTAACCGGGGCATGGGTGTTGGTTCTGAGGCTTACAACAATGCTAAACAGCAGATGGATTTCAACCAGAACGACGCACGGCAGGCAGCTGCATTTGGTGCGATGGGTTTTGGCACCAACATACAAAACCAGATGTTTGGGCAGGATAACGCACGCTCACAGTTATCTAACGCGCTATTGCGTAGCCGATGGGGTCTGGATGAACAGGGCAGGCAGTTTGATGCAGGTTTGGGTGAACAGGGCAGGCAGTTTGATGCTAACCAGGGTTATTTGTGGGATCGTGCAGACATGAATGATTTAAGCTGGCTGGATAATGTTAATTTCCGTGATCGTGGCTATAACGACCAACAGGATTGGAATTATTTTAATGCCCGTCAAGGCTTACTGGGTGCTATCCCCGGCTGGAATCCGGCAATGATTGATGTTGCTGGTAATGCCAATGCAGCATCTAATTCACAGTGGAATAACTACAGCGCACAGAACCAGCAGAACCAGAACGCTTGGGGCCAGATTACCGACATTTTAGGTATGGGCGGGGCATTCTTGTAGGAGCAACAATGAGCAATCCTCAGTTAGATCAAATGATGGCTCAGGCCATGATGGGCAGGCCGACAGCACCCACGCATAACCGTGATGCTGTACAGGCGCAAATGATGCAGGCTATGCAGGCGCAACAGCGTGCAAACGATATGAGTTATCAGCGTCCACGCAGACAGGGCCAATATGGCTGGGGTAGTGCTTTGACAGAGGCTATACGCCCATTTGCAGCCAAGCGGAAGATGAACAAGGCCAATGAAGCACTAGCTGAGGCAATGGGCAAGCAGGGCGATCTATCACGCCATGATGCGGCAATGGCCGAGTATCAGGCAGGTATAAAGCGGGTGCAGGATTTAGAGGATTATGCACAGAAAAAAGAGATTGACCGGGGTTATCAGTCCCAAACCGATAATAGACCGGACGAACAGCGGCTTTATGAATTTATTATGACCTTGCCAGAGGAACAACAGGGCAGGGCAGCGGAAATGATGGGGCTTGTAACCACCAAAGCACCCACACACAGTACGCAGAACATTGCCGGTGAGGTTGTTCCGACTGTTGACGGTGTACCGCAGATGGATGCCCCGTCATACGGGCCGACTGATGCAACAATTAAACAGGACAGGGCCGCAGAGAGCGTACGGGCAGAAAAAGACTCAGGGCAAGCCGTTCTGATCGAAAAGATGCGCTCATTCAGCGACATGCTGACAGATGACAATTTTAGTTCGGCTGTTGGCCCCTGGGACTCTAATTTTATGTCTCGCGGTTTGGGCAAGCTGGCGAATACCAAGGATAGCCAGATATTACGAAAACTTGACCGGCTTGGCGGTATGGAAGTTCTAGACTTGGGTGCAAGGGTTTTGAAAGGTTCTCAGACTGAGGGCGAATGGGCGCGGGTAGGCGAAACCATGCCTTCTGATAGTGATCATCCCGAAGTGTGGTATTCATGGTTTGACGATGCGCTTAAAACATTGATGGCCGGTGCGCCCGAAATGGCTGAGCAGCTTGAACCATTACGCAAGCAATTGTACGACCATGCAGGAGAGTCTGATAGCGGTTGGGATATGAAGGGCAAATATAAACCCTATAAAACAGCAGAAACAACCATCGGACGTTTTACGGTTACTGAGGAATAGTAGTGGGCAGATACAAGGTAACAGATCCAGAATCGGGCAAAACCATTGTTCTTGAGGGCGATTCTGCACCAACTGAAGAAGAACTGGTTATCATTTTTGATGACATTAAATCATCACAATCAAATGTGTCGCGTGTTCGTGGTGGTTATCTGAATACCGATAGGGGCAATCTATCCCGCAGGGCTGAAGCCCTTGGAATGAACCCACAAGACCTGTTTGTAAGCCCTGTAGACGATATGAGTGGCATTGAAAGGTATGGGACAGCACTTGATAAGGGTTTAGAGGATGTTGCTTATGGTGCGCGGCAGCTTGCCAGCCATGTTATTCCCGGCATGGACACCGAGAACATTGATTCAATCATTTCTGAGCGTGAAAAGTATTATCAGGAAGGTGGTTTGGCGGATACTGCATCAGGCCAAGCAGGCGTGATTACAGGTAATGTTTTAGGCTCAATGGCCCCAGGTGGGTTGGGTTTGAAAATTGCAGCCAAAGCTGCGCCATTGGTTCCCGGTGCAGTTGCGCCATTCATCGAGGGCGGCACTGCCGGTGCGCTTGAGGGTTCTGTGTTCCCTGTTCTGGATGATAATTTCTGGAAGGGCAAGGCACTACAGACAGGATTTGGTACTGTTGTTGGTGGCACTGCCAATACCGGCGTTCAGGCGTTAATGCGTGGTGGTACTGGCATTGCAAATGCGCCCAGAAGGGCTGCAAACGCACCTAATGACATGTTAGAGACTGCAATGAGGGGGCAGGCCATAGATGCGCGTGAGGGCGTGAGATTGGCGCAGGGATCGGGTGTACAGCTAACACCTGGGCAGGCTTCCGGTAACAAGGCTTTACGATTTATGGAACAGCGGGCGCGTGAGTCGTTTGCTTCTGCTGGTCGTGTAGCACAGGGGGATATGACAAGGGCCAACCAGTTCAAACAATTTATCCGCAAGATTGCGGGTGCAGACCAAAGTCCTGAAGTGGCAACTGAGCTACAGGGACGGGTAACTAATTTTGTACGGGATCTGGCAGCGCAAAGATCAGCATTTGGTCGTAAGACATACGGCATGATTGATGAACTTGCAAAAGGCGAAAAGATAGTCCAGCCGCGTCATTTGTACGATGAATTAAACAGTATTATTCAAAAAGCAGGAACACAAGAGGGCGGCGATGTTGTCAAGGCAGCAACACAGGCCCGCAGGATGTTGGATACCATTGATAAACAGGGTGGATACACGGCACAGGAAGCCCTTGGCCGCTTGCAGAATTACAGCCAATTCAGCGCGGGAAATGTATTTGATGATGTTACAAGAAAATATGACATGGTGCTGAAACGGCGTATTTACAATGCGCTAATGAAGGATATGGATGAGGCCGCTGTAGGTGATACCACGATTGCCGGTCTGGTAAAAAATGCCAATGCAGGCTGGCGTAAATTCTCTGAACAGATCGACTCTGTGCAGCAATCGGCACTGGGCAAGATGGTGGGTGAGGAATTTGCTACTGACCTGATGAACTTCAACAAGATTGCACCAGAGCAGGTTTTTGATAAGTTATCCCGTATGCGTCCGAGCCAAGCTCGGTATGTGGTGGGATTTCTTGATAAGAACCTACCGGATATGCTGCCTAAAATTCGGGGCGGTATGCTCAACGATGCGGTAGATGCGGGGCTGATGGGTGCGCCTTCCGGTGGGGCTGATTTCATATTCAACCCCAACCAGTTTCTGTCTGCCCTGGGGCTTAAATCAGGCAAAACTGGTGTTGAGGGCATGAAGCGATTAGCCGAGTTATTTGGCGGCGAGGGTAGTCAGTCATGGGCGCAGATGCAGGACATTATCAGCATTGCAAGGCGTATGGGCGATGTTTATGGTAAGAATTTCTCAGGCACAGCTTCAGCCAATCGGTTTTACTCATTGTTACAAGCGTTTTCAGGCAGTGCAACCGCATTTGCCAAACGTATTGGCTCAACAGGTATGGAAATGGCGGGATTACGCAAGATTGCCGATAGTATGGAACCGGGGAACATCAATTTTGGAAACATACGGCGTACTGAGTTGATTACACCACCAAGGGTGACAGGCCCGCTATCAAGGGCGGCTGGTGTTGTCTCTGCTCCTGCGGTACTTGGAACTGATAAGTTTTAGAAAAAGATCAATACCAATAACAAGCGTTGATATTCCAGCAGCAATCAGAAGTCCCACCCAGATAGGCAGTGTGGTTTGTGCTGTGAGCGCCAGTGCTGTAGCGGTAATCATCGTTACAGCAACAACGATTTCATCTTTGAAATTCATACAGAGAGTATAGCACTTTGATATATGACTACGCCTGCAAATCTTGCGGGAGCGAAACTGAGCGCGTGAACAAAATAGATGACAGGCATACCAATGCGCCTGTTTGTTGTGGCGAACACATGCCGATTGTGATCAAAAAAGCACCAATGGGTTATGTAGACAGACCCATCTATTACCGCTGCCCTGTTACCAACGAGGGCGTGACCAGCAAGTCGCAGCGGCGCGAAATTATGGCGCGTGAAGGTTTGGTAAGTGCACATGAATTAATGCAGACAAAAGACCAGCGTAATGCGGCTGAGCAGAACGTAAAAGATTTGAGTGAACAATCACGTGGCCCTGAGAGCGTGAGGAAGGATGTTGATACATGGGCGCGAAGAGAACTTGGCATTTAACAGGAGATAACCATGACCACTGATACTGATCAGCAGGGTACATTACAGGATGATCTAGAATCCGCGTATGATGCCCAATCTGAAGAAACCGAAATTGTCGAAACTGAGATAGTCGAAGAAGTAATTGAAGAGCCGCCACCAGACCCGTTATCTGCGCCTCATATGTGGGAGGAAGGGGCCAAGGCTGCATTTGATGCTTATGGCACTGTAGAGGGTGGCAGGGACTACCAGCAGTCGATTTTAGACCAGTACAACAAAACCGAATCATATACCGGCGAGTTAAAGCGGGAATCGGCTGATTTCCGCAAACGCGCTGAGGATTGGGACGCTATTTTTAGCCCATTCCAAAACCAGATGAATTTACAGGGTACTAATGGCCCTGCATTCATGCGGCAACTACTGGGTTACTACCAACAGTTAAACAGTAATCCGGCAGAAACCATACAGGGGCTTGCAAAGCAGTATAACCTTGACCTGGCGAACATCGGGGAAAACGCCCCCTATCGTTCACCAGGCGAAATAGCGCAAGCACAAAGAATCGAGCAGCTTGAACGCGCACAGCACAACAACATGCTGCAAGCGCGACAGGGGGTTGCTAACGATATAAACCAGCAAATACAGTCATTCGCAAATGCAACAGATGCAAGCGGTAACTTGACGCACCCAGAGTTTCAGACAGTTCAGCCGATGATGACACAGCTTATACAGGGTGGCGCGGCTAATGATCTTGATGAAGCCTATCAAATGGCCTGCAAGCTGAATCCTGATATTCAGGCACAAGCACAGGCCAAAAAGGTTGCAGATGAAACCGCACAGAAAGCGCAGGATGCGAAAAAGGCCAAGGCTGCTGCAAAACGTGCCTCGGGCACACCGACCGGCTCTGATGATTCCAGCATGACCATGAAGGAACAAATCGAAGCCGAATACGATAAACAAGCAGCTGCATAGCAGCAAGAGGTAACACATTATGGCTGACCCCAATTTAGGTCAACTGGCTGCTACGACCTTACGATCTCGTAGCTCTGATGTAGCCGATGATGTTACGAACAACAATGCGCTATTGGCCTATCTGAAAAAAGAAGGCAAGATTGAAACGCGCACTGGTGGACGTACTTATGTCGAGCCAACCATCTTTGATGAAAACGATACTGCCAAGTTTTATGATGGCGGTATGGAATCGTTTATGATTCCGGTTTCAAACCAGGTGGACGCGTCAGAATGGAGCCGTGCTTTTCAAGCAGGGTTTATTTATTTCACAGAGTCAGAAAAGCAAGCCAATCGTGGTAAAGCACAAGCGGTTAATCTGGTCAATCAGAAGATCCGCGCACTTAAAGCCACGCTTGCCAATGATTTCTCAACTTCCCTGTATGCTGATGGCACCGGGGCGAATGAGATTGTTGGTTTGCAGGCGATTGTCGCAGATGACCCAACTACCGGCACGGTAGGCGGGATTGATGCTTCTACCTATGCTTTCTGGCGCAATCTCTATAACACCAGCACGACAGCAAGTTCCTCAAACATCGTTAGCACGATGACAGGGATCTGGCTTGACACCATTCGTGGTGCTGACAAGCCGAATCTGATTGTTGCAGGTAACAATATGTTTACCTACTACAATGATTCTTTGCAGGCTGACCAGCGTTATACCACATGGGATAAAGCCGATGTGTTGAACTTTGAAGGCTTGCGCTTTCAGAGTGCAATGGTGTTGTTTGATCCAACATGCTCAACCAAGAGAATGTATGGGTTGAACACTTCAGACCTCACGCTCGTTTGTGATCCAGGCCGCAAGTGGTCAAGCGGTAGCAATCGAGAAATCCAAAACGCCACTTATGAAGTAACGCCGGTTTTATGGTCAGGTGCATTATTGACCTGTAGACGTGCGTCTCACTTTGTAATTGAAGGCACTTCAGCTTAAGGAGCATGACATGAGAAATATTCAATGTGGCTCTGATGGCAGAGCAATTGTGCTGGAATCCTCACAGACTCCAGATTTCATTATCCCTGTATACATTGATGCAGCTCCAGAAGCTGTCAGTGGTGCTGGTGCGGTAAGTGTAGCTTGCTATTACTCCGCAATGACCAGTACATCTACTGATGCCTGGACGCTTGCTGATGGCACGATGTCCGGACAGATGAAAAAGGTACAGATGATTGTGGACGGCGGTACTTCTACGCTAACCCTTGCATCTCCTGTATCCGCTTCTCTTGATGTGATTACGTATGCTGATGCGGGTGATTTTGCAATCCTTCAGTGGGTTGACCAAGACGATGACGGCGCGGGTTATTGGCGCATTCTTGAACTGGGTAATGATGCTGATGGTGCTACGGCCCCAGCAGTAGGTTAAAAGCAATATGGATTAGCCCCGTAAGGGGCTTTTCCTTTGGGAGAGGACATGAGTATTGAAGATGGGTTCAGGGCGCAACTGGGGCCGGAATTTGACCACAGTGCCAAACCAACCGTGTATTTTTTTGATCACGCTGTTGCGATAGAAAGTGATGACAGACCACGATTTAAAAATGCTGTGTATATCTCAAAAACATCAAAAACATCGTTAGATACACAGAATTTCCAACGCAAGATGTTAAACGATGATAAAGCAGAGTTTCCCGATGAATGGGCGCACTATCTGAAAGTCAAAGAGAATTTGAAAGTACCGCGCTGTGCATTGTTGCCGGGTATTGATATGGCAACGCTGTTTGAAATGAAAGCGGTAAGTATTTACAACCTTGCTCAGTTGATTGAGCAGGATTTATTTCCCGAATGGGCTGAATTAGCCAGGAGTATTTTAAATGCGAGAAGTGAGCATAAAGACAAAGGACGGGTTTCGGTACAAGGTGACGCGAACATCCAGCCTGCACGAGTTCTGGGAATTGTTGGGGCCGGTGGAGGTAAAGAAAGCCACGAAAAAGAAAGTCTCAAAGAAGAAAGCTACACGCAAAAAGGCTACGCGGAAAAAAGTATCCCGCAAGAAAACATAACATTCTCAATGGAGATGTAAATGACACTTAAAACCATACTGGATGATGTACTGCTTGAGAGTGGGTTAGGTACTGAAACCGCATATGCAACAGCTAATAAAGATTCTGTGTTGCGGTTGTTGTCGCTTGCAAACCGATCAGCAAGGCGGCTGGCTACGGGTTATGAGTGGCAGGCGCTTTTACGTACATACACATTCAGTTTAACCGCAGATACTGAATATGATATGCCGGATGATTTCAGGGCATTTGTGGCGGATACGACCTTTGTAGATTCGTACCTGTTTGGCGTTGATATGCGTACACGCCCCCAGTTGTGGCATTACTTGCAGGTAAATACCACCGGCACTGGTCCACGTTATCGTATGCGGGTGATTGGCAATAAAATCCAGGTATACCAACCCCAGGCCAATGATCAGATTACATTTGAATATCTGACTGATCATCCGGTAGAGAGCGCAAGCGGAACCAGTAAAAAGTCATTCACTGCCGATGATGATGTATGGCGGCTCGATGATGACCTGCTGACAATGGATCTTGTATGGCGGTATAAAAAGTTGTTAGCACTCCCCGATTGGCAGATAGATCGTGCTGATTGGAACGACTATAAAAAGACCGTCCAGGGTCAGCAGGCAGCGGCCAAAACCATTATCGGCAGTGATGGTTCAGCCTACCCAGTCGGTGAGCCGCACACCCAGTTGTACATCACAACATGAGCGGAGTGGTTTTACCAAGTCCAACAGGCGGATGGAACGCTATTTCAGCATTGACTGAAATGCCAATCACAGACGCTATTGTGCTGGATAACATCATCCCACAAGCTACCGAGTGCCGTAGCAGGGATGGGTACGTTAAACACACCACTCCGGCGCTTACAGGCGCTCAGACGCTTGTTTCGTACAATGCCTCTACCCCCAAGCTACTGTTAGCTGCAAACGGCAATATATACGATGTGACAACTGCCGGAGCCGGTAGTGATTTAACCGGGGCAATCGGTGCATTTACCAACAACAAATGGCACACAAACGGTTACAAGGACAAGTTGATATTCTGTAATTCGGCAGATACGCCAATGGAGTTTGATGGCACGACTGTTGCGATATTGGCTACATTGTCAGGCCCGACTGTTACAGAGCTTGCAGGCAGCGTTACCTATAAGGGCAGGGTGTACTACTGGGAAAAACCAGCAGGATCAAACCCACAATCATTCTGGTATGCGGGTGCAGGGGCGTATACAGGGGCTATAACAGAGTTTCCGTTAACAGAATTTACCAAGGGCGGATATGTTGTTTCGTGTCTTACATGGACGCGTGATGGCGGTGCTGGCCCGGATGATTATTTTGTAGTTTTAATGTCTACCGGGGAGGTGCTGGTTTATTCCGGTTCAGATCCAGGTTCAGATTTCGCTTTAGTGGGCATTTATACGATTGGTGAGCCTATAAGCGGTAATTACCCTACAATTTCCTTAGGCGGTGATGTAATCATTCTCACCAAGGACGGTTATTTGGTTTTATCCGCTGCGGTACAGGATGGGCGGTATTCTGAAAACTCTCATTATTCTCTTAAAATCTCGCCTGCGGCCTCAGATGCGGCACAAACATGGGGTGATAATTTTGGATGGGAGGCTACTTTATATACAGGTGGTTCTTTATTTATTGTCAATGTCCCTATTTCGGCTACAGAGAGCGTCCAACACGTAAGAAACACCACCACAGGCGCATGGACTAAATTTACCGGCATTGATGCAACATCATTTGCCGCCCACGATGGTAATTTGTATTTTGCTGCAACCGATGGGTACGTATACCGATATGGTGGCGGTAGTGACGATGGCGGTTTTATAGATATGCGCGGCACACAGGCATATAGCTATATGGGTGATACTGGGATTAAAAAACAGGTCACGGCAATCGAGGTTCAAAGCAATTATCAATACCCCAAATACCTACATAGCGAGTTCTGGGCTGATTATAACGAGGAAGATTTACCCGCTATTGTTGACCCACCAGAACCGGAACCGAGCGATTGGGATGTGGGAGAATGGGATGTCGCGCAATGGGGTGGTGGGGCTTTAGGTACGGTTACAGAGCGAAGAAACGCAGAGGGGTTCGGTTATGCCTTATCTCACACATTACGGCTCAGATCACGCGCACAGCGGTTTATCTGGTATGCCGCCCATATTTATGTCAAACAAGCAGGAGTAGTCTAAATGCCTTGGAGTGGTGGAAATTATACAAGGGCGGGAGCCGTGCATACAGGCTCAACAATCTGGAATGATAGTGCAACCGATGGCGATGCAACTATTTCCAGCACAGAACACGATACGCATGATGAGGATTTAAAAGACGGGATCAATGCTTGTGTTAACAAGGACGGCTCAAATGCTTTCACCGGCGAGGCTGACATGGGTGATAACAAAGTCACCAATATGGCTGAGGGCGCGGCAACGGGTGATGCTGGCCGATGGGATGAGGATGTTGCAAGCCTTTCGCTTGATGGCACTATCCTGGAGGTTAATTTCGAGGATGGCGGCAAAGTAACACAGGAGCTATCCGGTATAGCCTCAGCGGGTGAGGTTACGATAGCTGGTGATCAGACCATTACAGGCAAAAAGACATTTACCACCAACACCACACCGATTACTGATTTACGTATACTGGATACGACTTACTATGCAGTCAATGAGTTAACAGCGGGTGGAACGGTGGCGGTAGATGTTACGGCAGACTCACGGTTCTTTTTAGCTAATGACCAGGCTATGACATTGAATTTCACTATTCCGGCTGCGGCTGCGGATACGGACCTGGGCAATGACTTTTGTACCCAGGGCGTTATTTTAATGCGTAATCAAAGCGGCCACGGTGCAATAACTTTGAGTGTTACGGCTGATGATACCGAGGAAATTGGTTCACGGCCAACCGGTGCAACTGAGATTTATTCGCTTGTTTACCAGGTTTGGGTATTAAACGGCACAACCCGCTATGTTCAATTTACTTGGGTAACTGCATAAATGCCATCAACAACCAAGAACGGTTTTTTAACTGTTTCACAATCCGGTAGTGATGCGGTATGGAGTGGGCTATCTAACATGCCATATCCGACTGAGGGCGAGGCAACGGCTTCGCTTAGCGCTGGTGGTGAGGCCAATGACATATTTCTGTCGGTACCACAAGAAATTGTTCCTAATGGTTCATATTTCACTTATATGACGTTGTATGTAACGACCAAGTTGAATTTTTTTCTGCCCTCAACCGCTACCTGGTATGCAGGTACTAATCTGGCATCAAGACGCGCTACGTGGGCCGATACAGTCGATGACACATATGGTTCAAGAACACCGGACGGTGATAAGGCGTGGTGGGGATTGGGTTCATATTCCGATACGGAAATAATTAATAAAATAAAAGACGGCTCATTAAAATTTAAAATCGAAGTTGGGCTAAGCACATCTACCGCAGATGTCTACATCAAATCTGCAACTGTTGTTGTTGAGTACCTTACACCCGAAGGCAAAAGAGGCGCTTTAATGGCCGCTATGGTCTGAGTTTACTTTGGTTTCTTTTCTCATGTTAATCCCTCTAATATCATCCACACCGAAACACACACAACCACAATCAGCGCGGCTTTGAGCCACAAAACCAGCTTGGTGTTGTCATAAAACGGGCGGCAACAATAAGAGCATTTTTCCCACCCGTTCCAATTCCATAGTCCACACGTATTACAGTATTTGCCGCGTTTCATTATCCTGTCCCGTGTTTTTCAATCGCTCTCACATTCCGTCACGTATCCGAGCGACTTCCAGGGCCAGGACTTTGTTGACATCCTTTAATTCATTTAGTACTGCGTCCATTCTTGCATATTCGCAATCAGGTTCGGGGGTGTCCCCTCCACTAGGTGCGCATTCGGGCTGATTACCCATTATCCGGTTGCTGACAGCGCAAAGACTGTGTGTAAGTTCACGCACAATTTCAATTTCACCCCAAATACGCTTTTCAAAACCCTGCAGTGGTGTAATTTGCGCTGGTGCCTCAGCTATTGATCCCCCAACCTGACTCCGCGAGAGAGCGTTGCCGATCTGATGCCCTGTTAAGTCATGTTTGTTCATTTTCATCATCCTCTTGTTAAGACCCCACCGCCCTCAGCTTAAGGGGGATTTTCACCAAAGGCAGCGGGGGGTAATCATGTTCGTGTCTCAAAGTAGTCAACACCAGATACAGCGTTATATAAACGCGCCAGGCCCGATACAGAATTGTTGTTCAGCTTGAATGTGGTTTCAGAATCATTGATTGCAGAGTCATAGCGCATGGCTTCATAAATAGCCTTGGCTCCAAAGTGATCACGGCCAACACGCCTTAAGGCTTCCGTTCTGGAATGAAACTCTTGCCATACAGGCTTGTTCTTTAACAGCCAGCCGGGAGTGATAGATTTAAACGCCAGTGGATCTCTCATCAGCACCCAGATTGCACGGTGTTCACTGGCGTACTTGAATAAAAATTCAGGCTGGTTCATTTGATCAGCAACCCTTGTTTGCCATCAATCAGCCGACAGCCAGGCACATCTTTTCCTGCCTTTAAATCAGCCTTTATAAGCGCCATATCAGCCGTTACGGTGCGTTTCTGGTACTTGGGTAGCAGTAACGCCATATCATCGACAGAAACGGCTTGCGCGGCCTTTCTCAACGTGATTGAAAACAGTGGACAGGTGATCTTTTTAATCTCAGCAGCAATCATGTTAGTTCTGAGATATTCCCGTAATCCATTCTGCCTGTTGGCAATGGTTTTCTTACGTGCCTGCAAGCGGTTAATCTCTATGTTGATAGCGTCAACGTCCGAGGCCAGATTGGCCACATAACCCAACAGGCTTTCCGCTTTAACTTGAATATCACCCTCAAGCGCATCAAGGGTATCGGCCAAAGCATCACTGTCCATTTCGCCTTCTTCAATCAGCGATTTCAGTCCAACCATTTGATGTGATAGTTCGTACAGTTTCATCAGAAGGGTATCTCATCATCGGTAAAGGTCTTTTCAGCCGTAATAACCAGGCCATCTTTGCCTAACGATTGATAGTGCTTGGTGCTTAAACCGATATTCTTGCCAACCCAATCATCAGATTCAAAACCGTAATTGGTGCCCAACTCCATGACGCTGGTTGGATTACACACAATCATTTTTTCCTTGCCCTGTAATTTCAGGCACGGTTTCTGTGATTTGTGACCATCATCATTTTCAAATTCAACCAGTTCAACTCCTGATATCGTGACCTTGATTGATTTGCCCTGTAAGTCTGCGGCCTTTAAAAACCGGCTTTCACTTCCTGCAAACTGATTCATATCCATGATGTACTCCTTTAGAATGGTTCGTTATAGGTAGGGCGAACAACATCAATCATGCCCTGCTCAATTTCGTTAATATCAGATGTGCGGCGTTTGATAATTGCGTCCTTCAAATCAGCCTGCATCTGTGTCAATACCGGCAAGCTGATCAGATCAATATCCTCATGGATAAAATCAAGCCAGGCGCCATAATCTGCACCGTCTTGTGCTGCAAATGCGTTAAAGTCGTTCATTTCAGAATCCCTCTTTTCCATAACCATCCATGTCGCGGATGTCGGTGCATACAGGATCTTCAACAAATCCCGTAGCTGTTTTAGTTTTGCCGTTTTCCAACACACGATCCTGTTGACTAATATGCTTTGCGTCACCGGGCATCATTGATTCCCGACGAACCAGATATTCCGTCAACCCAAGGTCAATTTTAGCTTCGACTAGCTGGTAGTTGCCAGGATCAAGCCTTTTTAACTCACGCGATAACCGGACTACGGCGCGTCTGAGTATCTGGGCTGAGGCTTGAAGCATACCGGACTTGACGGGGTAGTCATGGCCGTTGAGGATTCTACGGCAGTCCTCATCGGTGTCCATTTTGAATTGGTCCGCGGGTGCGAATTCTTTTGTTTTCATTTTCCTGTCTCCTCTACTTTAAATACAGGTGCTTTAAACCCTTCGGCTATCAATGCATTCAGTCTGAGGATTTCAGAGTTTTGCTTAATAATGTCCTTTAGAATGGTTTGAATATATTCGGGCGGTTCTATCCTTTCTATAGAAAGTTGCGAGTGATCAAGCCACGGTTCTTCAATGTTCATTTCAACCTCAAAAAATATTGATAAAGACCAGTACATTTCCAGCAATTGAAAGCAGACTGACAGCGATGATTACTACTGCTGCTTTTCTGACTGTTCCGAGTGATGGGTTCATTTCACACCTCTTGCAGCGGCCCACCCACAGCGGTATTGCCGTGGGTCGGTGCTGCTTGGTTGCGGGTGGCGGTAATTGATTTCATGCGTTTAACCCCTGACAAAATGGGCATCGTTGATTTCGTTGCTAACGTCCCTTGCGGTTGCGGTTCTGCTTTTGTGCGGTATTTCCTCAATGACCACCTTAGAATCAGCACTCAGTGACGCGCCTTTGTGCGAATCGAAATCTGAAACAGATGAAACAACCGCATGACCCACTTTTCTCAAGGCGTGATCTTCATCCTTGCCGAGCATTGTGGTTGTGATACCAACTGCGTATAGGTTGGGTTTGTAGTCGTTACCTCTCGCCGTAACCTGGCGAACAACTCTTGATGTCTCGCCTTGCGTAATTACAGGACCGGTCAGTTCATTTGCTTGGGTGGTGACTGTTGATAACAAGTGGACTTTCTGTCTGACTTTTACGACTTCAGTAATAGATACTTCGTTGTATTTTGAGCCATCAACAATCCACTTAATCTTTCTGGCAATGTCGCGCTTTTCACAGCCAACCATTAATAGCCGCTGCTTGATTTTCTCGTTGGTCGATCTCTTGACCATACGAACGCTTACTATGTAAAGCATTCCGACCTTATCCATTGAGAAAAACCCCGTTGCCGCAAAAATGTGTTTCTAAAATTGATTTCATGAGGTCACTATACAAAACATTTTAACCATAGTCAAGCAAAATCGTTTGACTAAATGTAATTATTTTGCAATACTAGCCCCATGAACATAGTAGAGCAAGCAGCATTGCGGGTTGGGGGTCAGTTGGAATTAGCCAAAAGACTTGCGGTTATCACTGCCCACCCATATAAACCCGGCCACGTTTCATACTGGAAAAAGACAGGCAGATTCCCTGCCGACCTGGCAAACGTAGTAGCGTCTGAAATATTTTCCGGCGAGATTACAGCCTATGAAGCATGTCCGTCTATAAAGCGCGCTGTCAACGCAGCATAGGTTATTCCACAATAACGACAGGGTGATTCTGTGAACGAACCAGTGATTATCGGCAACGCTACGCTGTATTTGGGTGATTGCATTGAGATATTACCAACACTGGACAAGGTTGATGCCGTTGTGACTGACCCACCTTATGGGATTGGGTCGAATCATTCCGGCGGTGGTGGCGGTAAGTTAAGTACATGGAAATTTCACCCTGACGAAACTATGTCATGGAATGCAGAACCGCCTAAAATAGTCGAAACATTTCCGAGCCTAGCTGGAGAAGTTGTTATATGGGGCGGAAATTATTTCAATTTACCCCCCGCTAAATGTTGGCTATTGTGGGATAAAAAACAACCTGATACATGGTCAACAGCACAAGCAGAAATGGCATGGTCGAACTTAGATAGACCAGTAAGAACATATAGGTTGGCTCAATGTGAAGCAGCTATAGAATATAGAGGCAAACAACATCCAACAGAAAAACCTTTATCACTCATGGAGTGGTGCTTTAAGTGGGTTAAAGGTAAATCAATCCTTGACCCCTTCATGGGCAGCGGCACAACCGGAGTAGCTTGCGCCAATCTAGGACGCAAATTCATCGGCATAGAAATCGAACCCAAATACTTCGACATAGCCTGTGAGCGAATCGAGGCAGCACAGGCACAGGGTAGGTTATTTGAATGAGAATTGAGCGCATAGGCGATGCCACTTTGTACCTGGGCGACTGCCTGGAAATCCTGCCAACACTGGACAAGGTTGATGCGGTGGTGACTTCGCCGCCATATGCAAACCAGAGAGAGTATGAGGGCGATTATTTTGACTGGAAGGACGCACAGAAATTTATTGACCTTATTCCGTGCCATGATGAAACACAGGTGTTTATAAATGTTGGATTGGTGCATAAGAACGGATCGCCTATTGAATATTGGCGCGGTTTATTTGATGCGGCAATGCCGTGGTTTGGTTGGTATGTATGGGATCAGGGTTTTGGTTTGCCTGGCAATTGGAGTGGGAGATTAGCACCATCGTTTGAGTTTATTCTCCACTTTTGCCATAAACCAATTCAACCAAACAAAACAAAGCAATGCGTAAGTGTAGGCCGGAAAATTTCAAACACAGCACTGACAAAAAAAGATGGTACGTCATCAAAAGCCACGGGTGCTGGTGACATGGTAAATACTCACCGAATCAGTGATTCAGTTATCCGCGTCAATAGGGAAATGAGGCGGGACTTTGACCACCCGGCCCGGTTTCCTGTTGGCTTTTCTGAAGAACTGATAGCAGCATATCCATCTGATGTGATTCTTGATCCATTCATGGGCAGTGGAAGCACGGGCGTAGCCTGCGCCAATCTTGGGCGCAAATTTATCGGCATAGAGATAGAACCAAAGTATTTCGATATTGCATGTGAAAGAATCGAAGCAGCGCAAGCCCAGGGGAGGTTATTCGAATGAATCTCGCAGCAATACCAGCATACAAACCAACCATTGCCGACCAGAAACTTGAGCATAGATTAACCATGCTCACAAACGCTCAACCGTACGCAACAGACAAAAAAGAACAACGCAGATTGTGTGCTGAACATGCGCGGCTACATGCAACCAGGTCGCCGGAATATGTGGCTTATCTTGAACGAAAAATGGGGCTTATCTGAGCAGTGAAAATTGACGCACTAAACCACCCTAAAACTATCGAGCTTGCCGTACAACTAGGTGTATGTATTCCGCAAGCAATCGGACACCTGGAATTGCTTTGGGCGTTTGTCGCACAGAAAACCCCACGGGGAAATATAGGACGGTGGAGTGATGCTGTAATTGCCCACGCCGCACAGTGGAGTGAAGAACCGGAAGCATTTGCTAAGGCTTTGATTGTCAGCGGGTTTTGTGATGAACACGACGAACATAGAATAGTTATTCATGATTGGTCTGAACACTGCCCAAACTGGGTAAGAGCCAAACTTAAGAAAGAGCGTAAGGAGTTCATAAGTACGGACTTAAGTAAAGACTTAAGTAAGGACATAACAAGCCACTACAAGCCAAGCCAAGCCAAGGGAAGTAAAAACATGTCCGATTCTGGCGAACCGGACGCGGAGTACCAAAAAGCAAGAAAAGCCTACAAGCCACGAAACCCAAACGACAACAACAAACGGGCTGTCAAGGCATGGAATGCGCGTATCAGGGCAAAGATACCACCTGCTGACCTGCAAGCCGGTATTGATCGGTACATGGCTCAGTGCGTAGCCAACCAAACCCCGCCAAACAAAATCATGCACATGTCCACATTCCTGAACGGTGACGAACACTGGAAACAACCCTGGACGGTGTTGGGGAAAGTACCGGACACGCCTGCTGACATTCAGCGGCTGGTTGACAGGCTTGGGCTTACGCTGCCACCAAACTGCAAAGCATTTGACGCTCGAAAAATAATCAGCCAGCAAACGGGGATGAGCCTATGAGTTTCCAACAGACAGTTTTATCCGGCCTGCTGACCCACGGCAAGACCGCCTGGGAAGACCACGCGGCTACACTCAGCGCGGATATGTTTGACGGTGATCTTGCCACGGTATTCCAGGCGATTGAATCACTGCACCATGCAGACCGACTTGTTGACACGATCACGGTTGCTGAAAAAATACCGGAACATACGGAACTGATTCAGCGGGTGGCCGGGAACTTTTCATCGGCTGCAACCTTGGGCGCTCACATCAAGGAATTGCAGATTCAGTTCACGGAAAACCGTGCGCGTGACATTGGCGCTCAGCTATCGGCCACAGGCGACCACGAGGCGGCACAGGCGGCACTTGAAGGCTTGGGGGACACCACGGCAAGGGCTGAGACTGTTGACAGCAGGACCGCGCTCAAGGCGTTTATGGAAGACCTTGAAGCCAAGGGCGATAGTGAGATTATCGGCCTGTCTACCGGGCTAAAAGAACTGGATAGGATTGTTGGCGGAATGGTTGCCGGTGATTTGGATCTGATAGCAGGCAGGCCAAGCATGGGCAAGACGGTTTTGATGGTCAACATAGCCAATCACGTAGCCATGACAACCTGTCCGGTGGGTATATTCTCGCTGGAAATGCCAACAGTGAGTTTAATGCGGCGGCGCGTTTCATCGTTTGGTGTTGATCACGGCAGACTGCAACGCCCCAAGACACTGACAGACAGCGATTGGCCGAAAATCACAACGGCAATGCAGCACATCGACAAGGCCAACCAGGTTTACATCAACGACATCGGTGGCCTTTCAATCAACGCACTGGAAACCGAAGCGCGGCGAATGGTCAAAAAACATGGTTGTGGGCTGATATGCGTTGATTACTTGCAACTGGTCACATGCAAGGCTGAGAAACGGCTCGAGGTTGTCTCTGAGGTATCCAGGCGCTTGAAGGCGCTGGCTAAGAACCTGAATGTTCCAGTGTTGGCGCTGGCTCAGTTAAACCGCGAATCTGAAAACAGAATCAATCCCGTGCCAGCCTTGTCGCAATTACGCGAATCCGGCCAGCTTGAGCAGGACGCGGATTTGGTCATTTTCGTAGACCGCCCAGAGCAGCGGGACAGTTCCGACAGACGCGGCGAGGCTGATTTGATCGTTGGTAAAAACCGGGACGGGGAAACAGGTACAGCCACGGTTGCATGGCATGGCAAATATCAGCGGTTCACCAATCTTGCCGTTAATTGGACAGCGGGAAGGATGGCGTGAACATTCGCGGCAAGCACTACATAACCAATCCCGAAGAACTGAAAGCCTATGCAAGCGAACTTCTGAACGTAAACATACCGGAACATGGATTGATTGCCGAGATTAGATTTGGCGTAAGAACCACAAAGCAGAATAACGCCATGCACAAATATTTCACCATGTTGGCTGACACATTGAACGATGCCGGTCTGGACCAGCGCAAGGTAATGAAGCCTTCGTTTTTCCTGTCCTGGTCGCTCAGCAGCGTTAAGAAAAACCTATGGGGTCAGATCATGGAACCACTCACCGGCAAGACTAAAACCAGCGAACTGGAACGAAATGAAGTAAGCGAGGTTTACGAATTGCTGAGCCGCAATCTGGCTGAAAAGTTTGGCGTGTTAGTGGATTTTCCGAGCAAGGACAGATTATGAAAAACAAAACCCGCGCAGAAAAAGAACATCTGAATTTGATCGGTTCAATGCCATGTATTGTATGCGGAGCGCATGGTGTGCAGGTACATCACTTGCCGAGATTGGGCGGCAGGAAAAATCACTTTCATACGATCCCGCTTTGTTTCACGCACCATACCGGCGGCAACATTGGAACGGCAGTACACAGCGGAAGGCGATCATTTGAGCGTAATTTTGGTACGGAAGCGGAATTGCTGGAAAAGGTAAACCGGTCTGTTAGCTGTCATCGAGGCTTTATGGAAAGCCAGAACCAAGATAGCAAAACTAGAGGCCAAGCTGATTGATAAAGGGCTTATCACGATTGGGGGTACAAGGTGAGTATGCAATGCCCAAGATGCGGTGAAAAACAACGGTGTTCGTGCTGTCATTGTTCTGGTAAAAATCACGGAAAAATTGTAAACAAATGGGATGAAACCGGAGAGATTCATATATGTGGCAGATGCGAGTTTTCTGCCCATGCTGATTGGTGGCTTGATGAGGAATACCGGCAGAACTGGAAAGTGCTTGCTGGAGCGAAATATAGGCCAAAAGCAAGCATACTCGAATCACACATTAAGGCGATTAGGGGCAGAAAATGAACACCCATTGCCTTCATTGTGGTGCCAAATGACCTACGCCAAGAAATTTGAGTCGAGGACGGTTGGGGGTGAGGTGTGAGTACACATATCCATATCCACTCACCGGCAGTAACAGCGAAAGTGATGGACGCGATTGTATGTAATGATTGCGGCAAAAGGACACGGATGCTGTCATTTTTTACCCCTTGGTATGGGTGGCATTCAACGTGCATTCGATGCGGTCGGCATTGGCGAGATGGTCACTGGATGCCGTTGGATTTTGTCAGGCAGTCGAGGCAGAAATCAATCAACAGAGCAAAAGCACGCTGGAGAGCATTACCGCCCGTATCAGAAAACCATTATGGGTTAGATGAATGATTTTAAATATCACGCCTGTGCCGAAACCAAGGCAGACACGCGCTGATAAATGGAAGCAAAGACCGCCTGTAATGCGGTACAGGGCATTTGCTGATGAACTAAGGCTGAGGCTAGGAGCAATAGATTTGAACGGCTATACGCTTACATTTGGCTTGCCAATGCCAAAATCATGGACAAAGAAAAAGAAAGCACAAATGTTGGGCAAACCACACACACAAAAGCCTGATATAGATAATTTGCTGAAAGCGTTGCTGGATGCTGTTTATGCCGATGATTCATGCGTACATACCCTGAGTGGGGTAAAAAAAGTATGGACAGACACAGGCTTTATTTTGTTTGAGGTTAAGTGATGAATAAACCCTGCCAATGTGAAACCGTCAATTCAGTCAACCAGGCGCTTGAGGTTATCGGGATATGAAACCTTTGTGGTGGCTTACAAAGGACGGTGATAAAGATTGTTTAGGTTTATATGAAAAACATTACAGCTGCTACCAATACAAAGACGGACGTGAGCGAAAGTTGTTTGTGGGGCCAGGGGAAAAAATTGTCCTCAGAACAAAAACAGCGGATGCAATGTTTGTGTGGCGCAGGTTCATCGACGGCAGCGGTGAATGCGGTATTAACTGCGCCATATTCCGAAACGAAAGCCATATCCAGTCCAGCGAGCTCATACGCCAAGCGGATGCGATCGCTGATCGAATCTGGTCTTGTTGCAGGCATTACACCTACGTCAGTGCGGCAGCAATCAGATCAACAAACCCTGGATTTTGCTTTATCAAGGCAGGATGGAAACGATTGAACAGACGGACAAAAGGCGGGTTAGTTATTTTGGAGCGGGTCGGTGAATAAATACTGCAAACCACACTGCGAAACCGTCAAGCAGTACGAAAAAGGCGTGTGGCAATGTTTAATCTGCCGGCGCCGGTTTTACCCTGCCGATGAAAGGCCAGAATCTAATTTGGAAAAAATACTTAGAAAGGATTACAGGACCGATGAGCGCGAGGCGGGATAAGATGAAACAACGGGATGATGCTATACATTTTTCGCTCAAAAATTGGGCAGCACATATCAACGATGAATGGCAGGATGGGCCGAGGGAACACGCAAACGGCGCAAGCTGGCACGATCAGGTTATCAATCGGCAGGATGCAAACTTCCCTGATGCCCTGGTGTACATTGACCACGACAGCGCGGAACGGGTGCAGGCCGGAATGATTCGCTGCATGATTCACGACATGCAGACAGCCATGCTGTTGACTAAGCATTATCGTGATAAATGGGAAATTGCCGGATTGAAAAGGGCGCGTGATAAATTTTGGAAATGGCTATGAAAGACAAGATTATCGCAACCATCATCCTGATATTAATCGGACTTTGGTTATATTTTAAGAATTAAAACACTTGCTAAATCCCTAAAAAAGCGTATTATTGTTGGTGATGGGCGCGTTTGCCCAGAAAAACCTGCTAAACGCGGGTTTTTTTGTACCTAAAATAAGACCAACCAGGTCCGACCCACTTCCCATCCTTGAACCGTTTGCACAGCGGTTAAAACTTCCGATAGGGTCGGGCCTGTTTTTACGCCTTTGTCGCAAGGCCAATCCCATTAAAAACAACAACAATTACTCGCCGCATACAGGGGCATTTATGAAATGGCGAATGCAAAAGGCATTGCCGACAAGCCAATATCAATCACACCAAGGACGTTAGTCGTTATGATCCTGGGAACAGTTGCAGCATACGCATGGATATTCACCACGTTTGTAACCCATGCAGACTTAGGTAATCACACTCAAAAGACTGATCATGTGGTTGATGCGCGTGTGACACAGCTTGCCAGTGACTTCCACAGTCACGTTGAGGCAACTACGATCTGGCAACTTGAAACCCGGCTTGAGGATATTTCAGATAAACGCTGGTCACTAAAAGAACGCATGGAAGCCCCGGACGGCAATACCCGCGATAACCGCGACAAAGACCGTGAGCTGCAAAAGCGCGAATCCAAGCTGAACAAGGAAATATCCTGCCTGCAACAATCCGGCAAGCACTGTCTGACTGATCCTGCATGAAATACTTTTCGTTGTCCGAGTTCGATTGTAGTGAAACCGGCAAAAACGAAATGAACAAAGATTTCCTGCAATCGCTTGACCATTTGCGTGGTATCTGCGGATTTCCATTTGTAATCACCAGTGGATACAGAAGCCCCCTGCATAGCGTTGAAGCAGCAAAAGACAAGCCAGGAACACACACACTGGGCATAGCTGCTGATATAGCATGTACCGGCTCTGTAGACCGCTTTAACTTGGTTTCCAACGCTATCAGGCATGGGTTTAGCGGTATTGGAATTGCAAAGACGTTTATCCATCTGGACATGAGAAATACAGAGGTCATGTGGGTTTATGAGTGACTACAATCAAATCAAATATAAAGCCGGATACAAATACCAGATAACAAGCCGCGCATGTTTTGTCACTGACATTCACCCAAAAAAAGACATTGAAACCCAGTTTATTGACCTGTCCGAAAGCGGTATTTTGCTAATCAAGCCTGGATACGCATGGGATGGCGCAAGCGGCCCGACACTACCAAGCATAAAAGCCAAACGTGCATCACTCGCCCATGACGCGCTTTATCAATTGTTGCGTGAAAAGAAAATCACAGGCGAGGCAAACCGTAGAAAAGCAGACCGGATCTTTTACGAACTACTCCGCAAAGACGGCATGTGGAAAATCCGCGCAAAGGTTTGGTGGCGTGCTGTCAGGCGTTGGGCTAAGAAATCATCCATGCGGGGGAGACCGGAGAGGATAGCACCGTGAAAATCATCTTAATAATTCTATTACTCGCACTAACAGGCTGTGCGACCACATATACCGCGTCAAGGACGGTAGATGGCGCAACAACAGACATAAGCGTCAAGACATATCGTGAATTTCCCGGCGGCATTGAAATCAAGTACAACCGCGAAACCGGCGCATTTGAGCTAAAGGCCGGAGAGGTCACAAACGGCGGTGATGTTGAAGCAATGCGTGATGTGATATTGGGTGTTTTACCGTTGATTCAGGGGGGCGGACAATGAGCAAGATGATTGCCCGAATATGGGAAGTTGACGGCGAAATTGTTGTTGTTGGCCCTGATGACCAATCACCAGGACAAACCCCCATTGATCCGGATCAGTATGACGAAAACGGCTTTTCGATCGAAATGAAGCACGGCTGCGTGCGTCACAAAGCGGTTGACGAATACCTGGCTGCCATGGCGATTGGAGACGAATTTCAACGTGATCAGGCCAAAACCGCACCACGATGGTTCGCAGTATTCATCGACCGGGATTACGACGAAGTAACCCGCAAGCTGTTAATCCGAAATTATCAGCAGGACGGCGGTGCACCGAGCTTTATCAGCGGCAATAAAGTTGCTATGAGCCAGCAATTTTATCCCATAATTGAGCGCGATTTATCCGACACCAGACCGCCATTTACGTACAACTACGGCGAGGCGCTGGAAGGGTTTGCCACTCTGATAGCCGGTCCTAACCCATATGCGATGAAAGACAATTTTGGCGAAAAGGCGATCGCCAGCATGGCGAAAGACCTGGACGCAGCACGATTCAGAGCAAAATTCCCACCATTACCACCGTCACCAACTCCTATTGTGCAGCTATGAACGGTTGTCGCCCCATAGACTGTATTTCCAGTGGCGGTTTTTTTAACAAGCAGAAAGCACTATGAGCATAGTTGTCCCAGTTGTCCGACCTGTTGTATTGGGTGTGGTGCGTGGTTTATTCGGTGATGGTGGTGCATCCGGCCTGCCCGTCTGGTACGCAGCCGGTTCACAATACATGCTTGACGGCTCAAATGATTCCGATGCCGACCACGAACTACACGCGCAATTAATTGGCGAGGGTAGCCCGTCATTTACGACTCCGGCCGATTTCCCGTTGCCTGATTGGGAGAACGTATACCGCGAGAACGCAGAGGACTCGGCTCCTTGGCATGGGGCGCGGAAGGTTACGAATCTTGCGCTACAGTCTGAGGATTTAGAAGATGGGGTATGGACAACTTCCAATTCTACGATTACACCGGGCCAAACAGACCCAAATGGCGGCACAACGGCTTACAGGTTAACAGCTACAGGTGCAAGCGGGAGAATAAGAAAAACCAATATCACCTCTGCCGGAGATGCATGTTCAAGTTGGTGGATCAGGCGCGTAACAGGATCAGGTATTATACAGATTTATCGCGGGAACACCAGCTGGGCCACGATGGTTCCCGTTACAACAACATGGCAACGGCTGGCAGCAGACCCCGTTACTGTTGTGGTATCTGGACATGTTGGAGTAATTGCTATCACAAGTGGTGATGAGATAGACATTTGGCACCCACAGATGGAAGACGTAACAGGCCAAACCAACCAAGCCCCATCAGCCTATATCCCAACAACCACAGCAGCCGTAACCAAGCACTACTCCAACGAGAACGGCAACACGGTTACGTCCAATGTAGTCACTGAGACGGTAGGGTCGCCGTTATCTGTAATGCCCTCCCTGCTGGGCCAGCCTGCTGCAACTAACAGTCAGACATACAGTAATGATCTGACAAACGGCACTTATACTCCAACAAATATGACGGTCACGAAAGACCAGATCGGCATGAGAGGCGAGGCAAACGGGGCTTGTAAGCTGGTAGCAACCGCAGGCAATGCAACGGTTATTGGTGCGGCAATTACAGCGGCCTCAGACGACCAGACAACACGCTGGTTTATCAAGCGAGATACCGGCACAGGTGTTGTAGAAATCACAGTAGATGGCGGCTCAACATGGCAGGACGTAACAACCGAAGTTGATTCCACAGCAGGTTTTAATGAGTGCATGGAATCGCTTGCAGCTACGGCAAACCCCGCAACAGGTATCCGGGTAGTAACCAGTGGTGATGCGGTTCATGTCGGAAATGACGAGTGTCATACCGCCAAGATAGCCAGCGAAGTAGCCGGATCAGCCCCAATATTCACAGCAGGGGCTACGGTAAGCCACGCAGAAACAGTTACTACCGTTGACAAAGCCAATCATGACGATTCTGTAGGCTCATATTTCCTTGAATTTACTCTTGGTAGTTTACACATGAACTTCTTGGGCGGTCTTAATAGTGACGGCGTTACTGGTGGTAAATCTTTTTACAAGTCAACTGGTTACGGCGGTGAAATGCGTTACAAAGACGCGGCTAACAATTTAGCGTCAGTTAATCCTTCTGGATCAGAGATAGCTGGCGTTCCGTATAAAGCTGCGGTCAGATGGAACGCAGCAACCGGAAGTATGAGAGTGAATCTAAGGAATACATGGGGTACTGAAGAAACTGATTACTCTGGCACGTGGGATGGTATTGCGTCATCTGTGTTGAGAATAATGCGACAGCCCAATGATACCAGTAAACAAGGGCCAGTTTTTATACGAAATATCCACAGGTACGTCACAGATGATGAGTCTAAAATAGACGAGTTGATGCTATGAAAGTCAACGTCCTAATAGCGATCAGTAAAACCGGTGCAAGCACTATTAGCACACGGCTGAAGTGGAAACCGAAAACCGATACTGAGGATATTCTAATGAAAACACTACTAACAGCCATACTCGCACTCAGCCTTATTAGCTGTGCAGCTATCGACAACTTGTTTGATGAAGGTACAACACGATCAGATGCCGTGCAGACCCGTGCAACTGTAAAGGTAATGCCATACGACCAGTTAATGCAGATATGCGCCAAATGGCCTGCTGCCGTGGCCTGTACGATGGGTGGGACCATGTACATTCAGGGTGAGGAACAAAGCACAACCATGTTGCTGACAGTCCAGTATTTATCATGGGCAGATATAGGCGATCAATGCGGCAGAATCACCGGCACACCAAGCTGCTATGAAAACGGCACTCTCTACACACACAGCGCGTATAACTTTGCAGACCGCTATCAATCCGGTGTCATAGGCGACATTCTTGCAGAGGCAATGAATCTCGATCTTGGCTTAAACCGCAGGGCGCAGCTTGGGCATGAGTTTGTCTATCACATCATGGATGTCGGCAACCATCCAAAACCCATCCACAGCACACCATATTTAGGACGGTAACAATGGCAACAGAAGAAGTATTACTAACCAAGGAGACAACATGTCAGATGCAATCCAACTTTTAGACAAGGGAACAGGAGCTGCCAATTCAGATCCTATTGACATAGACAGCTTGCCGGTGACACTTAAAGCCTACCCTGTTAGCAACATGGCCGCTGAAGTTGGTGCGGTAGTAGAAAAGAACCCAGACGGAACTTGGGACCCAATGTTTGATCTATTAGGCACTGAAATCAAACTTGGCGCAACCTTGCCATCTGTAGTAGTAGAAGGCATTACTACGGTAAGAGTTGAGTACTCGGCCAGGACCTCCGCTGTTGGCGTAACCGCTAAAGTTGGGAGCCGGTAGCTTGAGTGAATTTGCAGCAAGAACAAGCGCAATAGGCGTAACCATTCTTAATAACACACGTAACTAACCTCAATGTAACAGGCGACTACGGGGCTTAATCGCTAAAGGTTTTACGAGAAACGCAATGAAAAGAACATCATATCCAGAAAAGGCAAGAGCCAGAATTAAGGCTGGAATGATAACCAAACGCCTGCACGACTTTATCGAAGCAAAACCCTCAGATGGAAACTATCTGGACAAGATAATGACTTCGCCACAAGTCACAGCAGCACGGGTTTTGTTGGCAAAAGTATTACCAGACCAATGCCAGGTTGAACACACCGGCAGTGTAGCTACGGAAAACCCGAAGGCACTGAACGAGGTTAAATTGGATGGAGAGATCGAACGATTACTTGCTAAAGCTTCTGCTGGAGAAAAAGCGAAGGTTAAGGGCTAGAAATAGCGCGGCTGAGTTTGCCAACGCAATAACCATCCCCGGCAAGCCTGTAAGCGAGGATGAAGATGAATGGATATTCCATCCGATAGAAACATCTATTGCCAAGCACCATTTGCTATTACTCAATGCCGCTGAGGATTTAATAGACGGTAAACTGGTACACAATGGCGTTGAGGCTGATGGTGTAATGGCGTTCATGCCACCAGGATCAGCGAAGTCAACTTACCTTGATGTTGTTATACCTGCTTATTTGATGGGCAAGCGACCAGGTTATCAGGTGATCTTAACCGGCTATGGTTCTGACATACTGAAAAAGCACGGCAGGCGTGCAAGATCAATATGCGCCAGTGATGGGTATAAATCCATATTTGGCACATGCGTTAAAGCGGATAACCGAGCTGCTGATGAGTGGTCATTGGAAAATGGCTCAGAATACATGGCCGCTGGTTTGTTGTCGGGTTTAACGGGAAACAGGGGTGATTTGCTGATTGTTGATGATCCGGTTAAGGGCAGACAAGAGGCAGAATCAGAAGCCACGCAGATGGCTACCTGGAACGCATATAGCGATGATGCACTAACCCGGTTAAAACCCGGTGGAAAACAATTTTTAATTCAAACACGATGGAATGAACTTGACCTTGCAGGCCATATACTGCCTGAGAACTGGGCTGGTGAAAGCGGTTATATACAGGGCCAAGATGGGCGGTTGTGGTTTGTAATCTGCCTACAAGCTCAATGTGAGCGTGATGACGATCCTTTAGGGCGCGAGATAGGCGAGTATCTTTGGCCTGAGTGGTTTACTGCCAAGCACTTTGAACCGTTTAAGCGTATACCAAGGGCGTGGCGGTCATTGTTCCAGCAAACGCCCACGGCTGAGGACGGTATATATTTCAAACGTGATGACTTTCACTGGTATGTTGAACCACCCAAGCACCTGAATGTTTATATCACTTTGGACTCCGCAGAAACGCCGGGGGGTGGTGATTGGACGTTCATCATAGTCTGGGGTGTCTCACCATCAGGAAACGTCTATATCCTCAATCTATGGCGTGGCCAGGTTGAAACTGATGTATGGACTGAGGTATTAACCGGCGATCAACGTTCTGGTGGTAATAATCCGGGTTTAATCAAACATTACAAACCTTTGGCGCTAGTGCCGGAGGATGACAACATTTTCAAAGCGGTCAAGCCGTTTCTGAAAAAGCGTATGCGTAAGGAACAGGCTTTATGTTCAATACGCTCCGTCCCACATGGCGGCAAGAAGAAAACCATAAGGGCTGCATCATTCCAGGGTATAGCCGGTATGGGTTTGGTGCATTTACCCAAGAACCACGAACTATCTGAGGTTCTGTTAGATCAGTTGTTGCGGTTTCCTGCAGGTCGATATGATGATGGTGTGGATGCCTGTAGTGCATTTGGGCGTCATATTGACAGGATTTGGGAACAGGCGCCGATTGAGGATGAACCGGATACAGAAGTGGTGCCGGATGCGCTGATAATAGAGAAAATCTGGAAGCCACATACAGCCAAACAACATTGGTGATATATCAGTAGTGGGGACTTGTCATTAATCATGTATAAATCAATGGGTTACAAAATGGACAATTTCGGATAAATGAATAAAATATCCATCAAAAAACAGCCTGTAAAGTATTGGTTGCGTGAGATCGACAAAGAGAAACAAGCGCACAAGAAATACCGCAAAGAGGCTAAGAAATCCGAGAAAGCTGCCCGTGATGATGGCGATTTAAAGCACGATTTTAATATTCACTGGGCAAATTGTAAGATCGTTAAGAGCGCGGTGTATGCAAGCAGGCCGAAGCCTGATGTACGCAGACGGTATCAAAAGCCGGATCCCGAAGAAAAAGAACTTGCCCGGTTAGTTGAACGCGCCATTGAGTACAATCTGGACGTAAACGGCTTTGATTCACCGGCAAATGCGGTTGCACAGGACTTTGTACGCTCTGCACTGGGCGTTCCACGGGTTATCTATGATGTGGATACCCTGCCGCTACAAGACGAGGTAGAGGGCGATCTACAGCGCACTGAGCCAACATTCAATCAGGGGCTTGAAGAAATAGCCGGTCAACGTGTGGGTATTGAGCATGTGTCCGGCGCTAACTTCGGCTGGCAACCTGGACATAATCAGTGGTCAGACGTTAATTGGGCATATATCAAGACATATACCAATGCCGAGGAAATCCTTGCTGACTATAACCGCAAGGTTAAATCCGGTGATGTTGAAAAAGAGGACCGTGAGGCTTCAAAGTACAAGAATGAGATTATCAAGTATGAAGTATTTGATAAGAAACGCCGTAAGGTCTGGGTGATTGTTGAGGGTGAGGAAAAGCCCTTAGATGAGTACGATGATAAACTGAACTTACAGGGCTTTTATCCATTCCCACGGCCTGCATTTGACAATCTGAAATCTGATGAGTTGATACCTAAACCTGATTACTCATTTATTGAAAAGAACATTGTCGAGCTAAACCGTCTGACACAAAGACGCTCGGCATTGGTCAAGCACGTTAAATCAGTACGGCTTTATGATGCCAAGATTGCAGATGCCTTACAGCAGTTAGAGGATTCTGTAGACGGTGCAAACATACCTGTAACCAATCTCCTTGAAATGCTGGAGTCATCCGGTGGCACAGCAAGCATGAACGCGGTGATCGCTGATTTACCAATGGCTGATCGTGTTGCTGTTATCCGTGAGCTTGATGTACAGGTTGAATCGGTCAAGAACCAGATTTATGAAGTGATCGGCATATCAGATATTATCCGGGGAGCGTCCAAAGCAAGCGAAACTGCAACAGCGCAGAGCATAAAAGGCCAATGGGCCAATGTTCGCTTAAATGAAAAGACCTCAGAGATTAACCGCATGTGGCGCGATGTATTACGCATGATGGCTGAGATCATCTGCGAGCATTTTGAACCTGCACAATTGACGATGATGACAGGCATTGAAATCACTGATCGTATGGTCAAGATGATGAAGTCCGATATTGGCCGGTCATTTGCGATTGATGTTGAGAGTGATTCAACGATTGTTAAAGACGATCTTGAGGAAAAACAGCAGAAACTTGAGTTAGTCAATGTGCTGTTAGAAAAACTGGGTTATGTCCTGCCGTTAATCCAGCAGGGCATTATGCCGGTTGAAATCGTGCAGGAAATCCTGTTGTTTATCGTATCAAGCCACAAGCACGGCAAACAGTTAGAAGATGCCGTTAACGGCCTTGGGGAGCAGATGGGTAATTTGCAGAACTTGCAGCAACTCCAGCAGCAATTACAACAGGCGCAAGGGCAATTACAGCAGAGCCAGGGACAGTTGCAGCAATCACAACATGCGCTTCAGCAATTTGATGAGCGTGAGGAATTGCGTAAGGACAACGAATCAGAGGCCCGCGCTGCCAAGGATCATGCGCTTGGTGTTGCCGCCGAGATCGAGGCGATTGGTGCTGATCTGGATGATGCTGAACAAAGTGCCGATATTGATAAAACCCGCGCTGAAACACACAAGATCAAATCGGATATTCTGATGGGCGAAGTGATGAAGCCGAGGGCGGTGACATGAATGGTCAGAACAGAAAATCAGCACTGGGCGCACTGGTAAGCAAAGCGGTTATCCCGTATATACAGCAGATTGAGCAGCAAAGCACACAGGCAATCATATCCGCAATTCAGAACATACGGTTTCCAGATAACAGCATTGATCCCATGCTTTTACAGCAGATTGAATTGGCTATCCAGGGTATTGGTCAGATTGACATTTCCCCGATTGTAGAGACATTACAGAATATGGCTGTACAGATTGATGCGCTTGCGGTTGAAACTCCTACCGCGTGGGAGTTTGAGTTCGAACGTGATTCGACCACAGATTATATAACTAACGTAAGGGCAGTTGCGGTATGAGTATTACGATTACACCTGTTGGCACAGGTACGGTTCCCGGTGAT